ATTCCTACAACGCTTGCTTCATTTAAAGCCCACTTTGTGACATCGTAATACTTTACACCGTCCTCTTCTTTTGAAAGAACTTTTGTGATGATGTCAATACCAACACTGAACGATTGTAAGAAGCCTTTTGATAGCTTTTTAAATATCTTCATCGATTCATCATCGTCAGAATCGAATACTGCCATCGCTTTTAGTTTGCCATCTTCTAGCCGTACATCTTCAAACTTTCCGATAGGTAGCTCATACGTGTTATGATTTATGAACAGAGACAGGATATCTTTTCTATCTAGGTTTACGTTTTCATCTCCGTGTAGCAAAGTAAGATAATATTTACCGTCCTGCCAGTTGTATCTCACTACTTCCGTTTCGTCTGATAAAATAACCGGTACTTTTTTGTTTTCAAGATCTACGCCGTCTTTTAAAAAGTGGCATGTTCCTGATACGTTGCATTTACTCATTGGTATTCCCTTCTGTTGTTTCTATCTCTTTTGGTATTAGACCATTTTTTCTTAATAATTCAATCTCTTTTTTCTTAACGTCTGCATTTATTTCAAACTCTCCATTGCCTATTTCCAGTGTCGCTTGTTCATGCGTTCCTAGATTCGCTTCAATAGCCATAATTTTAGCTTTAATGTCTTTCTGTGGGTCTACTGAGCCTATCGGTTGACCTAACCACATACATTGAAGGTATGCTGTTCTGTACTCGAAGAAATCAGGAATTACTATCTCTCCATTCAATACAGCCCATGTTAAAACCTGCTCTCTAGTAGGCTTGTTAAATGATGTATTAAATAGCACTCTTTCAGGATCTACAAACTTGCCCATCAATAACATAGACGCTCTCGACGCGCTATAAGAAGATGCAAAGATAGTCATAATTATTTCCAGTGGCATCCTTGTTTGTGACGCTACTTTTTGAAGGTTTGTTGATACGAACTTATCGTAGTTTGGATTGTCGCGGCCTTGTTGGTGAATCTTTAATTCATCTCCTACAGCTAATTGAGTGATAGAGTTCTCTTTTACTGTATTGTTTTTTGTCTGAGTCTGCTCACCTGTCAGTAGATCTGTTTCATTCCCGAATACATCTGTTTTTGCATTAGTCTGAATAGAACCGAAAAATATTGCTGCAAGTTTAGCCGCTTGCATTTCGTATTTCATGTACTGATCGATAGCGTCAACATCACGCATTACAGCCGACATAAAAGGAAGTCCACGAACTTGTTTCACGCTTTCTCTTGTAAATACGTGCAATACGTTTCGCTTTCCTTTTGAAAATGCGCTGATCTCTTTATAGGTTCCGTCTGATTGCACAAAAGAGTATTTTAAAGGCATCTTGTTTTTTGATAATTTGATGCCTTCTATATAGTCCGTCTTGTTTGAACTTAGGCTGTGCGCTCCTGCCAGGCTTATTTGGATTACTTTGCTGTCTCCTACTGGTGTAAGTGGAAGTGTCGCCAGTGATTCGCCGTCTTTTTTCCATACTTTATAAGCTAGTCTTTGGATGGTGTAAAAATTATCTTTAGCTGTTGAGTCGCAAATAGTGGAATCTGCCCATGCGTTAAAGTAATCATCAAAAATTGCCTCTACTTCTTTAATACGTTCTTCTGAAAGATGATGTAACTTTCTTTTTTGTATTGTGCTTTTTGCTTTTAGTCCACTTCCGATAACGTGATCTGTCGCCGCGTTGATAACACCTTTATAAAATCCGTTGTTTCTGAATTTCTCATTAGATGTTGCTCTCAGTGTTTGCAGTTCATAAAGCTCTTCGTCCTCTGTTTCATCAAAAATGCTTATATTGTAGTGAGGTGATTGTGTAGCGCCATCGAATAGTAGATTAGTTGCTTGTCTTAACTGAGCCGCTTTAAATCCGTATGCCGGATCGAAGAAAGATTTAGTTTTATCTAGCCAGTTCAATGTACTCATGCTGGATAACCTGCTGTGAATATAGTTCTGATTTTAGGTGCTGCAATTTCTTCACCCTGTAGTTTTGCTACTTCGTTTTCCCAATAGTTTAGATTTTTTAATACTTCTGATGCGTCGGCTCTTGTAAGTTCTCTTGATGAGCTTTGCCCGTTTGATATTTTATAAGTTTTGTTTTGTGAGAGTGCTTGATTTGCTTTAAACCAAAGTTCGTAATTATCAAGTGCTAGTTCTAAAGATGATCTTCCATCGTCGTTACGTTCTGAAAGTAATTCAAGTGCAGTTTTTGCCATATAGGTAATTCCGTCATCTTTTAGGGTGGGGTAATTTTCATACCCTGTTGCAAGTATTATAACTAAGTTAATTGTTAATGTCAAAGTTCTTTATGAAATGGCGGCATGTGTCAAGATATGCCAGATCAGCGCTGATCTCCGTTTCCCTGTTTCAGCCACTTCATAAAAAACTTTTTGGTGCAGACAAAGAGACTCGAACTCTTAATCTAAAAATAGATACGGATTTTAAGTCCGTTGCGTATACCAATTCCGCCATATCTGCATTTTGTGGAGGAGAGTAAGAGATTCGAACTCTTGGTGCTTTCACACGTTCCCTTAGCAAGGGAATACATTAAACCTCTCTGCCAACTCTCCGTGAACATCGGTTAACTAATCCGATGCTATGTAAGTAATCACAATGATAAAAATTATATTCGTACTTTTTGCGCTGTTGACACGCTTTTTTGATGGGTCTAGGTCTACATTTATTCCCTAACTTGGTAGACTCCGCGGTACTATTTCTAGTTTCGGATTTTAAATCTTCGTCAGCCGCGCTGTTGTTAGGCTAGATGTTCTCATTGTCATCCCATCTGGAGAACCAACGGACAATAATTATACTCTCATATTCTTTTGTAAAACTTATATCAATTGCTATTCATCTTCTTTTATCGAAAGGTCAAACCCTGATATCTCCACTTGTAGCATCTTCACTGCTGCGAGTTGGTACACTACTAGGTCTAGGGCTTCGTTTCTGTCTCTTATTTTTTCGTATTTCTCTTTAACATACCCTCTATCATTCTTTTTGAACTTTTTCTCTTCTGATGTCAACTGTAAAAACCATTCCTCATCGAACGAGTCGTTGTGATATATAAAACCGTTATCGCCTTTATTTAGAGATAGCCTTTCAAAAACAGTGTCCTTCCCTTTTGCCGTAGCAACCCAAAGAATAATCGCACCGTCTACTGATGATTTTTTGATGGATCCTATTGGTCGCGCATCGTTCTCCTTGTTTTCGTGGCTGTCACCTTTTAGCATTGTAAATTTATCAGGGTGTTTTTTTACAAACTTTTTTACTTCGTCAGTACGTCCGCCTGCCATATCTATAAACCCTCGATATATGCCTACCATTCTTCCACTCTCTGTCTCTAGCTGAGTGTCTCTTATCTTTAACAGCTCATCCCATACGTGCTGATTTACAGGGTCTCCCATTATCTTGCCACTTTTAATATTGTGGCTAGTCTCTCCCATGCTCCAAGACGTGATTAAATATTCTAGCCATGTGTTTTGAGTGTCAAACGTCATTATTACAATCTTTGCGCTATCTGGCACGTAACTGTAGTTGATGATTTTTTTCATTAAGTCATTGCTCTCTAATTTTATGCGCTTCTCTTCAAATGTTTCTCCGAGCCATGTGTTTTTAAATGACTTCATCTTTTCCACTATTCCAATGGCACCAACAAAGGTATCTGCTATTTTAGTCCATGTCGTATTAGGCTGAAAAGAGTAAGCAGCCCAAATATGGTAGCCTCTCTTTTTTCTGCCCTTTCTGTTGTATTCAGCTGTTAGGTCGCAATGTTTGCACAGTGCCTCACCGTTTCTAATATCGTCTTTATCATTTTCATTGTAATACCAATTTCTATTTCTTTTTGGCTTCTGCCACTCTCCACAACAAAAAAATACTTGAGTCTGTAGCCATCTTCCTTTAGCGTCCATTGATCTTTTTTGCCTATGTTCTATTAGCTCCTCACACTTTATACATTTAAACTTTGCTCTATCTGTATGCCAATGTTTCACCCCGTCCCTATACTCTTGCGGAATTATTAGATTTGGAAACTCTAATATTTGGAAATAGTTGCAATGAGGACACGGTAAATATCTATATCTTTTATCGGTCTCTTCAAACATAGTCTCGGTTTTTGAGTGGTTTTTTATCCTGGGCGTACTTCCAATAATTACTTTTCCATTCCAGTATGATTCTATTCTCTTTACCCCTAGCGAGTAAGGATCGCCCTCGTTCTCTACATCGTCCGGAAATCTATCATACTCATCAAACACAACATCTCTAGCCGTAGCACTTGCATAGTTACTTACCGCTGTTCCACCCCTAGATGATATGTACCCTCCGAAAAATGACTTTTTCTTTACTGTATCTTCTTCTCTAGTTTTTATAATCTTTTCGCCTACGATTGGCATATCTCTTATTAATGGCTTTAGCTCATCTTTCGCCCACTCTATAGCTTTTGTGTCGTTTGGTTGATACACTAATATTGTGGCTGGGTCTTCTGCTATGTTGTATGCCACTTTGAAGTTTACTAATTTTGTATACCCTACGCGGGTCGATTTTATCCATACTATCAATTCGATATCGTCGTCGCTCATTGCTTTTAGTGGCTCTTCTTGATATGGAAACGGAACGAATCTACCTGTCACGGCTGAACTTTCAGGGCTTATGTATCCATATTTTTTTGAAAATGCAAGGACGTTTGATTTTGGTTTAGGCTTCAATTGTTTGAAAATTTCAGTTATTACCGACTGTTGTTTTTTTGTCAGTGCGCTCATTGCGTTTTATTCTTTTTCTTATTATGTTGTTCACTGCATGATGTCTTTACTAAGTTGTTTCTTGAAAATATATATGCCGTGCCCCTAAGTATTATTTCTTCCCCTTCTATATCTTCAACTGTATCTGTCCTTCCTAAGTACCACTCCAACGATGATATACATACCGGTAGTGATGTTATTTCTACCATGTCACCTTTTTTTATTCCCATGTCATCCCCTTAATCAAATTGTCCCTCTACGTTTTGTAAATCTTCCAGTATCTTATTCACGTCGTCTGTAGCAAAGTCCTTTATCTCTTTTTGCGATAGCCCCTCTAGTGACACCGCGTAATTGTTAGGTAGGTTTATCAAAGAGTTTCTAACCATATTCATTGCAAATGATAAGATTCTCACTACTTCGCCACGGTCAAAAAGATTCTCTTCTAGCTTTCTATTTTTGATCTGCTCGTTTCTTGCGGTGAAGTATTCACGAAGTACCCCGGCTTTTAATCTCAGTACATCAAGCTTATTTCTGTTAACACTGTCACCCCCGGCCAGTACCGCTTTTTCTATTTGCTTTAAAAGAGACTCCGCGTTTTCTAAGTCCTCGTCGCTGTCCTCTTCTATCTCAACGACTTTTTGCTTTGTAGATTTTACTTCAATATCTTTTTGCTTATTTAATTCGCTAACTTCTTTTTGGAGATCTGATTGTATGCTTTTATGTGGGTCATCCGGATCGATGCCTAGAATGTCGCAGCACTTTCGATAGTAGAACTTTTTACCGTATGTTGCACCGGCAAGTTTTCCGTTTTTTTTTAGCTTTGTGATGTAGGGTGCTGTTTTTGATATTCGTCTTGCTAGTTCTGCGCCGGTTATTAGTTCATCTTTTTTATTACTCATGCCGTAATGTTAGCATATTTTATTGACTTGTTTTAGTGGTTAACGTTTTAGTTAATAAAGTGGTTAATGTTTTTATCGTTTATGCCTATACTTTAAAGGGGTTTGAAAAAGAATGATTGAAGTTTTGGATTGTGGCATGTGAATAACTTTTGATTTGTTAACCTAATTTGAAATTTTTGAGTAATAGTGTGAAAACGCGCAAATGAACGATT